GGTTTAGATATGATATCTACTTCCAACCACCTCCGCCTAAACCTAGCCACTTGGCCGCGTAAAAGACTTTAGTGTGCATTACCCCCCTGCCGAAGGGTTGTTCTGCCACAAGTGCTAAGAGTTTATAACTCTCTTAGTTTGTGTTAAAGTTAATATTAATATAACATTGTTTGTAGAAAAAAGCAACCGAAAAATACAAAAAGGTTAACCAAAATAGATATTTTGGCCATAAAAAAAGGGCGACATAAAGCCGCCCTTTTAATAAGTTTACAATCTCTTACGAGAATGTTACGTTTGCTACACTAACTCTTGCTAGGTAGTCTGCCGCATTACCTAATGAAGAAGCAGTGTTGTTTAACTCAACATATCCGTATCTAGTCATGAAAGACACAACTGGTTCGAAAGATGATGGGTCAAGTACAACGCCACTTGACATTAATGGAATGTAAGGACAGTAGAACGCCGCCGCATCTGCTTCTGATGTTCCTTTGTACCCTACTAATACATCAGTTGAATCTGATGCATAAGCGTCAACGTAAACTTTCATTGCACCATTTAAAGTACCTACTAATTTAGTATTAGTTGGTGCTTCGAACGTACCTTCAGTTGTTCTTGCGAACGCTGAAGTTGTTGCAGACTGAAGAACTGTTAACGTATGCGGTGATACCACTGCAAAGTTACCAGCACCACGTCTTGTACGTTGTGCAATTTTGTTTGCCGCTCTGTTTATCATAACAGCCAACGCCGCGTGTTCATCACCCACGAATGTTGCTGTACCTGATACTGCGTTTTGATCGTATTGAACGTCTGATTCAGCCGAACCAGCAAGTGTTCTTAATGAATTAAGAACTTCTTGGTCGATTTCAGCAGTAATTTCTTGGGCTAATGCCGCCATAATTTCTGCTTCGATATCGATACCTTGCTGTGCTTGTGCATCCTGAGCCGCTTCAAAAGTCCAACGAGCACTCAATTTACGAGTTTTCGCTTCAACTGTTTGTTTTAAGATCTGAATGCTTAAACGCTTACCAGCAGTACCTTCTAGGTTTGCTGTCGCGTCTGCTTTATCAGTAGATCCGCCACCTGAGTAACCTAAACCAATTTGGAAAGGTGATAATGCTTCTTCGCCTGCTGTTACGTCATCAAATGAATCTGCATATCTTACTCTTAATGTGTGGATTTGTCCAACTGGACCAGTCATTGGTTGTACACCTACGATTTCGTTAGCGATAACCGTTGGCATAACACGTCTAATTACTGGAAGGATAACTCTGTTAAGAGTTGCAACGTTACCTGCGCCTGTGGCACCTGCAGTCGCCGCCTCAGCCAAATACTTTCTAGTATTTTCTAAAGTAGCAGACATTACAGACTTTTTATTGCCTGTTAGGCCTTCGAGCAACGCAACTTTGGTATCCTGCCATTTACTTTCTAAAAGTTCTGACATTATTTTCTCCTTAATTTAATCCTGCAAGTCTTCTAATATCTACAACATTATCAACTTTTGCAGAATCACTTGCACTCGAACTATTTTCTTCTTTATCGCCTGTTATTTCTTTTGCCTCGGTAAGTGTTGCCTTCTTTGCTACTGACTTGCCATCGATTACAGCAGATAGGTACTTGTTAAAGTGTCCTTGTAACTTTTCAGTTTCTACTGACTCTAGTAAGTCTTGCATAATCTCTTTCTGTTCTTTGCTCAAAGGAGCAACTAGTTCAGAAATTGTTTCTTTTCTCTTTGCGGATTCTACAGCATCTTTAATTTCAGCATCTTTGCTTTCAACTAATTTTGCTTTTTCCTCAGCATTCGCTTTTGCTTCCGCAAGTTGTTTATCCTTCAACTCAACCACTTTTAGTAGTTTTGCAGTTTCGCTTTTCTCATTCATGTAAGAGTTGTTATACTCTTCTGCAAATGTCTCGAAAATCTTACGACCGAAGTCGTTTCTACGTGCAGTGTCGATGTCTTCTTTCAATTGACTAATTTCATTGTTCAATGTTTTAGCAACTGTTTTTTCGACAACTTTAGCACCTTTTTCGATGAAGGACTGTTTTACTTTACTTAAATGTTCTTTGGCTTCACGAATTAATCTAACCTTCGTTTCTGCCAAATCTTTTTTGTCTTCGTGGAACTCAGCAATTTCTTTTGCAAGAGCATCAACTACAAATTCCTCAAGTTTGCCAAATTTACTTGACATTGCTTTTTGGTCTTCATGTAGTTCAGAAACTTCTTTGCCTAACTGTTCCATTACAAAGCCTTTAAGTAGGTCTGCGTTTTCACGCATTGCTACATGGTACTTTGCTCTGGCTTCAGCAAGTTTTTTTCTATCTTCTGCAAACTCTGAAATTTCTTCGTTTAGTTTTTCATCTAACATTTTTTCCACGGCTTCTACCATATTGGCTTTATCGTGTTCGTATTTAGATGCAAATTCTTCACGCAATTCCGCTGTGATTTGCATTTGATTTTCTTTAACTTTGGCATTCCAAGCCTCTTCGATGTCATTCTTGATCTCTTCTGAAATTGCATTCGTTTCAAAAAGTGATTTTAAAGCGTCTAACATCTGGTTCTCCTTATTTCAAACCTTTAATTACATTCATTAAAGATTCTTTGATGTACTTCTGTGCCTTTTGATCGCCTTGGACCTCTTTAGCCAAATTTAAAGCCTGATACCCACCACGGGCATTTAGTAAATGCTCATATATTGGTGTCGGATAGGCACCAGGAGCACTTGGTTGTGCTACTACGTCCACAGTAATGATTTCAAAATCTGAAACCGTATTGCTTCCGTCTTCGCTAACATTCCCTGAACCTCTTGATGAGACCCCTAATTTAACTCCGCTTTCCAGCATCGTTTTAACTAGGACTCCCATCGGTGTAGGTAATATCTTCATCTTTCCATAGCCATTTGGTCCATCTGTCCACATTTCTGTGATCATATGGCTTACTCTGTCTAGGTTAATATTAAGTCCTTCTGGATGATCAACTTCGCCAAGAACACTGTATCCTCCGCTTATTTGATCGTTGAGAGTGTTGACAGCCCTACTAATCTCGCTTACAGGATACACTCTTTGGTTTGCGTTTCTAACGCCACCTTGAATACAAATACCTTTTAGGTAAAGGTCTTTGCCTCCCTTATCGTTCTCAGTAGTTTCAACGACCATCTTCGCTTGGTCGAATGTCAAGTTCTCACGTAAGTTTAACACCACTATCCGTTCCTAATATTACGAACCAATGACGCTTTTGCCATCAGTTCCAGTTTCGCCACTGCCTTTTTTCTCAGCGCCGTGACCTTTGGAGTCTGCCTTCATAGACTTACTTGCTTTACCACCTGGAACATTCACGTTACCTGCTGAATCTTCTTTTGGTGATGCCGCTGATCCGCCTTTTTCTTCTGCAGAACCGCCTGCTATGTTAGAAGCACTTCCACCCATATCGTTTTTACCCGCTACTGGTGATTTTGCTTTGTTGTCTTCGCCTTTTGGCTCAGCAACTTTTTCTACATACTCACGCATTTGTTCTGTTTGAGATTTTGCAGTTTCCTCAACTTCATCAGTTGATTCTACTGGCATTTCTTCAACTCCAAGTTCGGAAGTTGGCTCAAGAGCCTCGTCTTCCTTTTCTTCGTCGCCCATGTCACCCATTGGCTCCTCAGAATCTTCTTCATCGTCTGCTTTTTCTTCCTTGTCGCCCATCATTTTTTCAAATTCAGACTTAAGGTCATCTAAAGCATCTTCTAAATCTACGACTCTATCTTCGATATCTTCGTCGTCTTCACCTTTTTCTTCTTCACCGTCTTTGTCGCCGTCCATTGCATCTTCAACATCATCAATCATGTCATCTGCTGGATCACCGCCCATTTCTGGTGCTTCAGGTGTGATTTCTTCAATACCTTCTTCTGTTTTTTCTTCGTCAGTTGCTTCAGTAGTTTCTTCATCTTTTTCTTCTGATGCTTCTTCTACTTTGTCTTCTTCTGACTCATCTTTAGACGCTTCGTCAACTTCTTTGTCATCTTCTTTTGATGCTTCGTCAACTTCTTCGTCTTTTTTCTCTTCAGCAACGTCTAATTCTTTAACGTCATCTGATAATAAATTTTCATAAATTGTTCTTGATTTTTCTACTACAATCTCGTGAAATAATTCTTCAGCACCTTTACGGTCCTCAGCAACTAATTTCTCAAGCATTTCTTCGAATTTGTTACGATCTGCCATTGTAATACCTCCTATAAGTGTTTTTTTGGTAAGGCTGTCAGTAATATTTACATATAATGATGAAAATACGCTGAATATAGGCTCAAAATGCGTTATTTTGAAACCTTAATGTGATTCAGCGAACTGCTTACAGAACTCTGTAACAGTCATATGGGTAAAGTTGCTAAACTTTTTAAGACTTTTAGGGCAAAAATCCTCCCCATCCTTGTTCACACGTATATATCTTTTTGTGTGATTTCTTTGGGCAATAATGCCTGTTTGACGTTCCCAGTTTCCAAAGTACGTTGCATTTTCACTTTCATTTTTATAATTTAACGTACCAGCATATATGTTGTTTACTTTGTCCTCATTGCCCCCTGTACCTGTTGTGCCTTTAAAATCAAAGCCTAACAAGTAAAATGTGTCATGTTGATGATATGTTGCCAAGTCTAATGCAGTTGGACCACTGCTCCAACCCTTGCTAGGATTGAAAAAATTAAGTCCTTTTATGTCCTTAAATGTTTTATTAGGATTTGTCCATACAGGAATACGCATTTGATAGTTGGATTGACATATTTCTAATATCATCTTGGCATCTACAGCCACTAGATAATCACAGTCAAACTCTCTATAGATGGCATTGCACCCATAAATTTTACCGTATTGTCTTAATGGTTCTAATGGAATATCTTTACGACTTGTTCCGTTTCCTAGCACGAATGCTATTGACATCTACTACACCTCGGCTGTATTTGCGGCGATTCCGTACATTTGTCTTACGAAATCTAAATCTTTCTCCTGCTCTTCTTTATGTAGTTCAGATGCTAATCTAGCCTTGTTGATTTGGCGTAGTGAAAGGCGTGTTTTTCTTGTGTCGCTTTTCTTCATGATACTATCGTCCATAGAAGCATCATAGGACTTGTCTTCTATAGGTTCCAGTGATTCTTTATCAAAATAAAATAACTCTCTCAGTATCATATAATTATTTAGCCTTATTGCTGTGGAGTACCGCCGCCACCACCTAGTGGTGTACCGGTTGCTGTGTCTGGCGGAGTTGCTTCTCCACCTGCTACTGGATCTGGTTCTGCTTCTGGATCAACTTCTTCTGTGCCACCCAAGTCAGCAGTAATACCTGCTCCACTTACACCAACGCCACGCATTTCACCTGCGGCGTCTGTTGGAGGAGCCTTAAGATTTTCATCATTCTCTTCTCTCCAATAACGTTCATTTTCTGCAAGTTCTTCTGCTGTCATACCTAAGAAACGTTTCATTGCATATCTATTTGATATAAATGGAATCGCTTGTATCTGTGTAAATGTTCCTATGCGTTGATTATCTAATTCACTTTGTCTATAACTTGCAAAGTTTTGTGGAGTCTGTAATTCTAAATCAAACATTGCAAAGTCAACGTTTGCACCTTTTTCCATCAAGTAACGTTTGAATTCTTGATCAAACTCTTCTGTTACAAGGTTTTGTAAACGTTCGCAATATTTGTTAAATCTTAATTCTTGGATATATGCTGTACCTACTCTACCATCATTAAACTGACTTTGTCCTTCATCCTGTGCCGCACTTGGCAAGTAAGAACTAGGAATACGTAAGCCTCTAATAAGTTTGTTAGTAAAGTATTTTAGATCATCAATCTCACCTAGATTAGTACCACCTGGTAATGTTTCTACTTTAGAACCTCTACCTTCTGCTGTTTGTGGGAAGAAGTAATCTTCGTTTGTTGATAATGGATTGTATGCACTATCAATAACATTTGTTGAACCACCAGCCGCACTAGGAATACGTCTTTGGTGTATTTCTGTTTTTACACGTTCTACGAATTGCATTGCCAAATGTGATGGCATATTACCTACGTCAATGTAAAACACTCTACGTTCTGGTGCTCTTTGTGTTCTGTAGATTATAATTGCATCTTCTAATAATTCTTTTTGTTTGTAAACTTTGAAAATAGATTCTAATAAACTGTTACCAAATGGAAAGTTATTATCTAATCCTTCACTTAAACTTAAATGTACAATGTGTTCTGCATCAATGGCAACTTCTCTTTGTTCTGTACCAAATCTACTTCCGCTTTGTTGTTGTGCGTTTCCAACCATACCTCTCACACCACCTGTTAAGTATCCGTCACCGCCTCCAGTAACGTTACCGTTTGTTGTGTAAGGTGTTGTTGCAACTTGTTCTCTAAAGTTTAAGTTTACATCTCTTATAATATATTGTTCTGGCTTTTTACCTTCAGATTCATTTACAATAATACGTGTTACTTTTGCAGGATCAACATGAAACCATTTTTTCGTTTCAGGATCTCTAATGAAAAATGCATCACCAAACTTAAACACGTTTCTTAATATACGGAACATTTTAGTTCCGAAATCATTTAATTTACACCATTGCTGTAAGTATTTTTGTAAAACAGTGACTTCTGAATTAGTTGCTTTTTGTTTAAAATTAATTTTAAATGATGTTTTGTTTTGGTCGTTTTGTTGTGAACAAAATTCTGCAAGTATATCTAATGCGGCATTTACCTCACTGTCGTTGTCCATTACATTATATTGTCCGTATCTTTCAATACGGTTTGGACTTCCAACATATACATCAGGAAGATAAGATGAATAATTTGACCTTGCAGGTCCTGGTCCTTGCCCACGTCCATTTATTGGACTGTAATTGTTTCCAGTTCCTGTACCCTGTTCAACTGGTGTAAAATATCTTTTCCAACTCATTTTATTCCTTATGCACTCGAATACATATCCGAGGTGTTACTCTTTGTAGTTCTTAACAATGCACGTAGTAATTCATTTTGTTCTTGTAAAAGTGCTACTTGCATATTACCGCCATCAGTAGTATTTACCGACTTCTGTGAGTCTGCCATTGCCTTATTGGCCTGCTCTTTGACCTTCTTATCATTTTCTTTTGATGCTTTGAGTGCCGCATCAACATCTTCGTCTTTCACTTCCAATGCTTGTAATTGGGCGGCAGACATATTGGAAACATCCATATTGGCTTTTTTGATTGAAGGTGCATCAGGTTCATATGCTTCTGATACTTTTTTCTCTTGTTCTTCGTCATCTCCACCAAACCAATTTAATGGATTTAATTTACTGCCAAAACCTTTTATTGATTCCCAAAGACTTCCAAACCAATCTCCTAGCCAACCAAACATACTTTTAATTGGTTCCCAAATATATTTGTTACCTAATTCTAATATCTTATCTGCACCAAATATCAATGCCAATCCTGCACCAATGGCTAAGAATGGTCCTGTTATAACACCTGTAGCCATTAGTAACAATCCTGCTAATATACCTGTGGCAATCTTAGTTCCTAAACCATCAAACATACTTGAGAAGAAGTCTGACACATAAGTCTTAATATTATCTACAATCTTTTCAAACGTGCCTGCGGGATCTGCCATAAAGTCATTT